ATCTGTGGGAGGAGATCATCATGGAATCAGAAGTTAAAATACCTTCAGCCAGAATAAGTTGGTACAAAAAAGATATTGAAAGTCTGGGATATGAATGCACAGACGAACAAGCTGAAGAGGTATTAGAACTTGCCGAGAGTAAACACGATGCTTCAATAGGAATAAATTGGGAAGTCCTTGAAGAATGGTGCGAGTATGTTGGTTTGAGTAAATCATCATGATAAGCGCTTGGACAATCATCGGTATAGCTTCATTTGTAGCTATCTATTGGACACTAAATGACAGATAATCAATGTGTTACAAAATAAATTTGGAAATTATAAACATTGTTATTAATTTGCACAAAAAACAAAAACATGGAAACAAATAAAATTTACGAATTAACAAAAGAGAATAGAAATTTACTTTACGAGAACAGAGACTTGTTAAAAGAGAACATAAGACTTGAAAAAGAAGTAGGTAAACTTAAAGAAAGAGAACAGTATGTTCAAAAAGAAAAAAGAAGACTTTCAAGTGCAATAAACTATGTGAATTACATACAGAATAGATATTCTGATTTTATTGGGGACAGGATACCAATTACAGATGAAACCTCTATAACTGATTTACCAATTTCCGTAAGAGCAATGAACTCTTTGAGGGGTAATGATGTAAATACTTACGGAGAGTTAAGTAAGCTGAGTAGAATGAATATGATGCGTTTTAGGAATTTTGGAAGAAAAACCTTAGAAGAGGTTGAAAATGTATTAGACAACATAGAAAATATTAAATTATAGGGGATGCCGAAAACCTTATAGAGTAGGCGCAATTTAATAAAAGGGGTTAAGAGCCTCACGAAAATTTCGAAAAGTATATTTTAATTGAATCGAATGAGAATGTGTCTTTTGAAAAGGAAATCAAAGGACTAGAAGACAAGCAAGATGCTGTCGGAGGACTTATTGAACTGTATACCCTAGAGGATGGCACTAAGGTCTGGTTTAATGAGAATGGTTACAACTTAGATTTAAAGGAAAACTTTATTGCATCATTCTATCTTGGATTCAAGGTAGTTGGAAATGTTTTGTTTCAGTTTAAATCTGAAGATGGATATGACAAATTGTTTCAATTTATTGCGTCTCACGTTGTGATGAGAAACAAAGTGTCTAATCTCGAAAGCTCTTTACTTAGTGAAAAGGGTTACTAGTAAATCAAGGGAGGTCAATCCTCCCTTTATCAAACATCAGGATAGTGTAGTAGGTAGCACATTACATTCGCTTGAAGATAAGTACTCAGGGTGCACATTGAGTACGAGAGCTGAGAATGGAAAGAGGGTAGGTTCGAGTCCTACTCCTGAAGCTAAAGGGGTAGCTGAAAACCTTATAGAGTAGGCGCAATTTAATTTAATTATTTATGAATACAACTAAAAGAAAGACGACTCGCAAGAGAAAAACTAAGTATCATGTAGGTCGCATTCCAGTAAGTCAGATTGAGTTTATTAGAAACTTAACAACTGATGACGTTAATGAAATCCAAGCAACCTTTAAAAAGGAGTTTGGAAAACTGTTAAAGACAGAGACTATTGCTAAGTATCGCTCTGGAGTCAACACCTTAAACAACAGAGAGTTTACTGTAACTATCAACAAAGATGGTAAGAAGTATTCTCTAAATGAGTTCTTCACCATGAGAATGCAAGATTCTTTTGATGAGAACATGACCTACGTCATGGACAACGTTTACAGACAGTTGAGAGATGGCATTTCTTAAATTAAGAAAGCTTGAAACAGGTGTACACATCTACTCCTACACAGGGGTAGATGGCGTATGCCATGTAAAGGCTTTGAGTAAGAATGAAGTCTACAAGATGAATGTATGTTGGAGCAAACTAAAGCATTCACTATCAACATTGAACGTGGCGACATTTACAGAGCTAAACAAGTCATGTAAGACTTGTGGATCCAAACTAGGTGTAGATTGCGGTGATGCCGAACCAGACTACGATGACAACTATTGTAGTGAAGGCTGTTATGAATCTAGAAATTTAGACTACTGTTAAACAACTGATTATGAGTAGAACTAAGGAAATGCTAGAAGAAAATTGGTACGAATACCAAGGTCGAATCGAGTTAGATTGGATGGAACAAGAGTATTTTAACTATATTGCAAACCCTAAAAAACAAAATTATGAAGATAAGTTTGAGAACAAGGAAGCAGTCCCACATCTCCAAAGTCAGAGACCATATATTTTATCAACATATGAGGATGACAAAAGAGACAAAGGATATAGACGAACTGAAGGGAAAGGAACTAAACCAAAAGGTTAAAGAACTTCAGTCGATTTCCAAGAGAATGAAAGAGTATCAGAAATATTTAAACCTATTACTATTTTGAAAACAATCGGAGAAATACAACCAATAGACGAAGACTTTTTGTTAGCACAAGTAAAGACACTCAAAGAGCATCTAAACGAGTCAGACAAAAAGGTGATGAATCAACAGTTCGAGATTGACAGATTAAACTCTAGAGTTGATATGTTAAACTTAGTTGTTTCTGATTACGAAGAATTACTAAAAGAATATAAAAATAGAATTGAGACAAATGACTGAAAGTAGAGAGTACATGCTTTCCGTATTATGGAGATCGTTAGACCCTGATAAAAAGGTAACCTTTCGTGATGGGAGCGAACATTATTTTCTCCCTAGAATTAAGATGGAAAAGATATCTGATAAAAAGTATGAGCTTTTAGATACCACCAGAGACGTTTACAAGCCTTTAGAGGGATTTTTAGTGCAGTTTGCATATGAAAACTCATTAAAGAGGCTTTCGGACTCTCTATCGTACTCTAATGCCTTAGACAAAATTGAAGGTCAAGGTAAGGAGCTGTCTGAAAAGACTTATAACTTTTTTAAACAAAAAGTAGATGTCTTGAAAAACAAAGAAGTAACACATTTAAATCAAATAAAACTAAATTATGGCAACAAACAGAGAGAAGATAGCGAAGCTATACAAGAAGTATGACCTCACTCCAGATGAGGTATTTAAACACCAACACTACACAATCATTACTCGTGCAGGTATCGACAAGATACAAGGTGTAGAACAAATCAAGATACATTACGATGTTATTGAATGCAAACCAGAGTTTGCGGTTGTGAAGGCAAATGCTGAAAAGCAAGACACTACAATACAAACCTTTGGTTCTGCCCTTAAGGGAGACTATAAGAGTGGTAACTGCAACACATGGTATGTTATGGAGATGGCAGAGAAACGAGCAATGTCTCGTGCTGTACTAAAACTCACAGGGTTCTATGAACTAGGGGTTTTTGGAGAAGATGAATCTGAGGACTTTAAAAGAAAATAGTTATGATAGGATTTTTAGCAAACAACACCTACCTAGATCACACTACTTGTAATCTCGCTGGCTTGGAATTGATTAAGGTTTATTATCATAAAAACAACTGGTATGCTCTTGTTACGAAACTAAGATCTCAGGTAGAAGGATTATATTTCGATGAGAATGATTTTGATTGTTATTACATACCACATGAAGGGGGGTTTACCAGTGCTCACTATATTAAGTATGAGGCAAGGAAAACCAGATCAATAGACGCTAAAGAGTACGCTAAGGATTTGATACATCATATAAACATGGAAAACGATCATGAAGATGATTTTGGTTTTTTTACTAATACAATCACAATGGCAGACTATAAGAAACAAAAGAGCAATGAAAAATCTAACACATAACAAAATGAATTTCTCAGAAATTGAGAGGTTGTCCGCTAAAAGGGGGTATTTTGTGGACAATAGCGGACAAATGTATACTCCAAACGGAACTTTAGTGCAAACAAAAAACAAACAAGGTTACATAAAATGCACAGTATCTGTCAACGGAAAGAACAAAACACTAACAGCTCATAGGCTTGTGGCATACAGCAAGTACAAGGAAAAAATATATGAGGCAGGAGTTCTTGTTCGTCACTTAGATGGAGATAAACTAAACAACAAATACGACAACATATGTATTGGTTCAAACTCAGATAATTCTTTAGATATCCCAGCTGAGGAAAGAATGGCAAGGGCTTTAAATGCAACAAAGAAAACCATAAAGTATGATGCGGATGAAGTTTATAGCTATTACATTGAGTGTGGCAAGTCTAGGAAAAAAACACAAGAGAGGTTTAATATATCTAGCTCTGGCACCTTACACTACATAATTAACAGTAGAAAAATTAGAAAAGCATGAAAACAATTTCATTTGATAACCACCTTTTTAGATGCTCGTCCATCAGTAAGTTGATGACGAATCCGAGGAACAAGAAGGACCTGCTTTCTGTAGGCACGAGAACTTACTTGGGCGAGATATTTAAAGAGGAGTTATACGGAAAGTCTGGAGTGATACAGTCAAAGTACCTAGACAAAGGGATCATGGCTGAAGAAGAGGGCATTGAGATGTATGGTAGACATATATCAAGAGACGTTGTAAAGAACACAAAAAGGTATAACAACGACTACATAACTGGAGAGCCAGACCTCTTTGCAGACACTTTGGTAGACATAAAGTGCTCCTGGAATCACACAACATTTCCCCTAACTAATGAAGAAGTTCCAGCAAAAGATTACTATTGGCAACTCCAAGGATACATGGCTCTTACAGATTTTGAGGAATCAAAGCTTGTTTACTGCCTTGTTGATACTCCTGATGAATTAATCTTCGACGAGATGAAGAGGATTAGATCTAAGCTAGGTATGATTGACTTACCAGATGAACTCGAACAAGAGGTTTGGGACTCTCATAAGTTTAAGGATATAAACCCTAAGCACAGGATAAAAGAATTTGTGGTTGAAAGAAACCAAGACGACATAGATGCAATCTATAACCGAGTTGTTCTCTGTAGAGAATACCTCAATCAATTAAATCAATTATTAACTTAAATTTTTTATTATGGCACAGCCAACAAACAAAGAGCGTATCGCTCTAAACGTAACTGAGTTAGGAAAACTCATCAAGGAATCACCAAAATCTGTAACCGACAGTGACAAGTACGGTAAGAGCGTTTGGTTTGATCTAACAACTTGGGACGATGGTTCTAAGTCTCTATCTGGATACAACCCAGAAACAAAGAGTAGATACAACCTCGGAAAGGTTTTTCCTCCAAGAGATAACCCTAACAACGGTACGCAGACTCCACAGCAAGCTTCAACTATGGCGCAAGCAACGGACGACCTACCCTTTTAATTTATTTAAATCAATTAGCCTGTTATATGGGGGACTATTATACAAACTATCCCCCTACAGGCTTATTAAATTCCACAATTTATGAAACTAGAAATAGAGAGACAACACATAAAGCATTTACGCAGAAAAGATGCGATCATAGCTATCTGTGAGAAACACATGAAACCACACGATATATTTAATAACATGAAAACAAGACGTAGACCTGTTGTCCAGAGGAGGCAACTTGTTATGTACGTTTTAAGGGAATTTACAGACTTGCCATATCTTGATATTAGCACAGTGTTTAAAAAAGATCACGCAACAGCCGTGCATGCATGTAGGCAGATGGAAATTTTTGTTAAGGATAAGAAGTTTTTTGATCCCTACCTACGATATTTATATATTCAAATAAGAAAGGATATACTAAAAATTATTGGAAATTTTGATAAGATAGAGGAAACTTTAGAAGAGGAACTATTAAGAGTAAAGGGTTTAAACTATAAGCTTATAGAAAGAGAAATTTATAGAAAGGAAAGAATGATTTCTTTTAAGATGCAATTGCGATTTATACCTGATAGATACAGTAAAAGAATAATTAAATTTATTGAAGAATGCATAGCTCCTTTGTAACTTTAGACAGAAAGATTTTGGATTGGGAGTGGTATACTGATTCGAATACGATGAGGCTTTTTATTCATTGCCTAATCAAGGCGAACTGGAAAGAAAAAGAATGGATGGGTACAACAATCAAGAGAGGGTCCTTTATTACCTCTGGAGATAAGCTATCAGATCAACTAAATTTATCCAGGAAGCAAATCATTACTTCTTTGAAAAAATTAAAGCAAACTGGTGAAATTATCACAAAAGGGCACAACAAATATACTCTCGTAACCATTCTAAAATATGATGATTACCAGAAAATGAACAAGGAGGAGGGACAACAAAGGGACAACAAAGGGACAACAAAAGCACAACAAAGGGACACAACTAACAATAATAACAATAATAACAATACAACAAAAGGTTATTTAAATTATAAGGGCGTTGCCCAAAACTTTGAAGATGCCATGGAAAATGAACAGTATGTTTCCTTCATGATGGACAAGTATCAAATGTCTAAAGGCAACCTAGAAAAATACTATTTAGAGTTCAATGATCACCTTGAGCAGACCCTTGATACAGTCAAGAGCACTAAAGAATACGTTGCACACTTTTTAAATTGGTACTGCAACAAGTACAAAGTAGACAGACAAACAGGAAGACCTAAACTTAGAAGAAAAAACTCTTTATGAAGACAATCGAATGGAATGAAATAAACCTCAAGGGTAAATCATCTGGGCAAATTAAGACAACATGTCCTGCGTGTACTCCAGAGAGGAGGAATAAATCAGATAGATGCCTTAGCGTTAATATAGCTAAGGGTGTTGCTAAGTGTCATCACTGCGATGCTATATCCATCAAAGACAATAAGCCATTAGTACAAGACATGGTGTACAAGCTTCCAGAGCAAACCTGGAGGAACTACACAGAGATGTCTGATGGCATGGTTAAGTTCTGTGAAGAAAGAGGTATACACCAATCTACTCTGAAGGAATTAAATGTAACGGAGGAGGTTCAGTATCAACCACAAGCAGAAAAGAAAATGAACAACATTGTGTTCAATTACTTCGAGGGCGATACCCTTGTGAAGAAGAAGTATAGATCTGGTGGTAAGCACTTCACACAAACGGCACAGACCAAATCAATATTCTACAACATCAATGCTGCCATTGGTCAAGAGGAAGTTTTTATTGTTGAGGGTGAGTTTGATGTACTCGCAATGCATCAGTGTGGATTTAAGAATACAATCAGCATTCCTAATGGCGCAAATGACAATGATGACTTTTGGATAAACTCAGAGAAGTACATGCAGGACGTCAAAAAGTTTTACATTGCCACAGACAACGATGAAAAGGGAGAGATTGTCGCTGACAAGATAGCACAGAGGTTAGGTAGATACAGATGTGTTCGTGTTCTTTTTGGGGACAAGGATGCTAATGGAGATCTACTAAAGGGTGGAAGTGATCTAGTAAAAGAATCAATTCTAAATGGTAAAAGATATCCTGCATCAGGAACATACACGGCTAAAGATTTAGCAGGAGGCATATATGATCTTTACGAGAACGGACTTCCAGAGACCCTTTTCCCTAAACATAAATGTTTCGGCAGACTAAAGGAAGTGTTCTCCGTAATGAGGGGACACCTTGTTGTTTCAACAGGCATACCATCACATGGTAAGTCAAACTTTACGGAGTGGTATGTTATGAACCTTATGAGGGACTACAACATGAAGGCTTCATTCTTTTCTCCAGAGCACAGTCCAATGGCACTGCATCAGACACAGTTTATTGAGAAGTTTTATGGAAGAAACTTTTGGGGTGATACCCATAACAGAAAAAGGATTACAAAGCAAGAGGTTCAGAGATACGTTGAATGGGCTAACGAAAGGCTTTACATAACCGCACCAGATGATGGAGAGTTTCCTACTTGGAGTTGGCTGCTTGAAAAGTTTAAAGAGCAAATGTTTATTTATGGGGTAGATATATTTGTTATTGATGCCTTCAATAAGCTAGAGTACGATAAGTCAAATGATTCTGAGTTAAGTAAGATAAAGAATGTACTTACCAAGCTGACTATGTTTGCACAGATGAACAACGTAATAATATTCTTAGTGGTACATCCTAGAAAGATGATTAAGAAAGACAATGATGATTACGCACTACCAACTCTTTACGACTGTTCAGGATCTGCTGACTTCAGAAACCAAACACACGATGGGTTTACTATCTATAGGCACTTTACTGCAAATGACCAAGAGGGTATAGATGTCAACGATGTAGAGTTGGTTGTTCAGAAGGTAAAGATGAAGTTTCAAGGGGAGATAAACGCACTTGAAAGGTTTAGATTTGACTCAGCCTCTGGAAGATATTATGCCAAGAATCAAGACCCAACTACATTTGAGTTTGATAAAGAGGAGGTTGAAGGGGTTCCAGAGATGTCACTAGACAAAGCGTTTGGTGTGGAAGATGATGAACTACCATTTTAAATATAAAAATTATGAAAGAATTTACACACGAAAGATTTCCATCCTATGTGGCTCCCTGGAAAAGAGTAGCTTGGTTTAAAGAATTTCCTCATCTCAGCAAAACATCTTGCTATTATTTGAATAATTATTTTGACTACCATTATGATGTCGAAAAGCACAATGTTGGTGTTATTAAACTACAATTCTCTGATGGGGAATTTGTGTTGACTTCGTCTAAGGTTTCATTAAGAAGACGATTGAGTGAGTTAGTAAGCAATGCGGTAACTTTTTCAGAGCATAGAAAAGCTACTCCTTTAGAGATTTCAGTCGGAGTTAGACTGTATAAAAGGGAGATGATTCAAGTGTTCAAGCTATCGGATAACGCAGAAGATAAAAAAGAAATACAAAAAAAACTTTCTGATGGGAAGACCTAAGAAACAGCCAACATCTAGCTTTGTAACAAAGCACATTCATCAGAATGCAATGGCTTTCTGTGTATCAAAAGGTATAACTATATATCCAAAACTGACTAAGGATAATGAATATATGTTAAACATAAGGATTGATAGGAATGGTCTAATAAAAAACATAGAATCTCCTTTAACATATAAGAAACATCAGCTCTCAGGGAAGATTTATGAGCTTTACTTGCACTACTTTATGAAAATGGCAGATGATGATTTGATAAAAAAATCAAAAAAAAATTACATAAGTTTCAATAATAATAAATAAATTTGTATAAATGAAAGCTTTAAACTTGTACAACAGAGAATATAATAAAATAAAACAGAGCAGGTTCGATATTCACGAATTAGATGTTAATACGTTTTGTGAAAAGATAACAGGGTTTAAAACCAAAAGTGAAAAAGAAAAGATGGATGCCTTGCTCGAACTTGATACAATGCTTTACACTCAGCTTGGTGTTGAGTCAAGCCTGAAGGACAAGAAAGAAACTAAAAAGAAGTCTAGAATTATTTATAGGGCTATAAAATCCTTTAACAAGGAGATTGGAGATTCACTTCTTCAGCATATGGATCCAGATGTATGACACATAGAATTAGGTTCATAGAGAGATTAAGAGACAATCTACATTTATCAGTAGACAGAATAATCGACTCCCTATACAGACCTGATTTTAACGACACCAAGACTACAATAGCTCAGACGAAGGTTGATCTGGATAGGCTTCAAAATCAAATCAAAGAAGATGATTAATCAAAACGAACAAATTAAATCCCTAGCAGAAAAATATTTCAAGGATGGACACAGAAGTCCAACTGAAATTGCTAAACACATTCATCAGGATTTAAGTATAAACCCAGAGGAAAGAACAGTAGAGTCAACTAGGAGATATGTTTCTTCCGTTCTACAGAGAATCACACGAGCTGAAGAACAACCAGCTTTAGCGAGTGCTTGTGAAGAGAGAGGTATTGACATAAGTAGCGTAGGAATAGCGTGGTCAAAAGATAAGAAGTGGTCAATACAATTTAAACCAAACAAAGACAGCGGTCCTACGTTTGATCAGATGCTTGAAGACCACATCGATGCTGTCAAAAAACACACGTTTAGCTATGAAAAGATTGAACGAACAAACGATCCTGATGGGTGTTTACTTGTTATTGATCCTGCTGATGTGCATATTGGCAAGCTAGCCTCTTCTTTCGAAACAGGAGAAGACTACAACTCACAAATAGCTGTTAAGAGAGTTAAAGAGGGAGTTGAAGGGATATTACAGAAGGCATCAGGGTTTAAGATTGAAAAAATTGTTTTTGTTGCGGGAAATGACATACTGCATATCGACACTCCTAAGAGAACCACTACCAGTGGAACTCCTCAGGATACAGATGGTATGTGGTATGACAATTTCCTAATTGCAAAGAAACTCTATGTCGATGTCTTGGATACACTAATTCAAGTTGCAGACGTACACTTCATGTTTAATCCATCAAACCACGACTACCAGAGTGGATTCTTTTTAGCCGACTCTATTAGTTCCTGGTACAAGGACTGTGAGAACATTACCTTTGATACTTCAATTGCACACAGGAAGTATTATAGATATCATACAAACCTAATTGGAACAACGCATGGAGATGGTGCTAAGATGCAAGATCTACCTTTGCTTATGGCTCAGGAAGCTGGTAAGGATTGGTCTGCGTCAAAAAATAAATATGTATACATACATCACATACACCACAAGATGTCTAAGGACTTTATCGGGGTCACTGTTGAGGCTCTTAGATCTCCATCTGGAACTGACTCCTGGCACCATAGAAAAGGTTATCAGCATGCGCCTAAAGCCGTTGAAGGGTTTATTCATTCAAAGGATCACGGGCAAATGGCAAGACTAACACATTTATTTTAATTTAAAACTATGAAAGATTCAAACTATTACGAAGAAAGAAGAGACAAAATTTTAGATGAAATTATAGACCTGAGAGAGGAGTATGAAAATTGTTTTCCTAAACAAAAAGAAGGAGAGCTCCCAAGAGCTTTTATCAAGCAATCTATGAATGAAGTATTAAAATACGAAAGAACGCAGGACCCTCAACCACTTATACCTCAAAGATACTTGGTTGATTTAGCAGAAGACTTACCTGTGTATATGAAAATTAATAGTCTTATATCCTTAATAGAAAGAGCATACGATATGACTAAGCAAGAGAGGGAATTTTTATACTCAATAGAAGAAGATTACAAAGTGTAGGTAGATGCTAGATTTTATAAACTTTATAGTTTATCTTTGTGGCTTTGTGTGCTTGATTTATGTTGTGCGCATACTGTCAGGGAACCAAGATATCTGGTAATGAAAAAATGTAACAAGTGTAAAAAAAGACTTCCAGACCGTTGGTATAAAACAAAAGACAAAAAGACTTGCATGCAGTGTGAGTTCAAGTGGTACCAAAGATTCTTAAGATACTCAGTTAAGCAACGCAAATTAAGCCCTTTAGAGAGACTTTCTAATAGGCTAGGGTATATGGGTACATCTTTTATAGTAATAAGCCCTCACATCCTCTCCTATGACCTCCTAGGGGCATATACATATATTATTGGTGGGTTACTGTCCATGCCTCAAGTTTTTGTAGCTAAACAATGGAATTTGGTTTTGGTGAATATAAATGTTACCTTGGGCTATATGTTATATATATTAAATGCAAACTAAAATATGCGATTGCTGGCTCAATGTAGGTCAGTGTGAATGTGAAATTATAAACACAAAAAATGAAAGAAAGCAGGTTAATTCAAATGGAAAGATCAATAAAAAACCTGGAGGGTCAGATGACGGCGGTGATAGGTCAGCTACACAACCTAAAAGACCTCTCGGTTGGGACGCTAGAGACATTAAA